GCGCACTAAAGCTGCATTACAGAAGAACCCGAAAAATGTGTTGCTGGCGGTGTGCTGGATGCAGGGAGAGTTTGACATGAGCGCCGCCACCTACGCACAGCAACCTGCGCTGTTTACAGCCATGCTGAAGCAGTTTCGTGCTGACCTCACTGTGTTTAACGCGCAGTGTCATGGTGGCAGTGCTGTAAATGTGCCGTGGATTTGTGGTGACACGACGTATTACTGGAAAAATACATACGCTACCCAGTACGACACCGTGTACGGCGGGTATAAAAACAGGGAGAGTGAGGGCGTTTATTTTGTGCCCTTCATGACAGACGGTAACGGCGTCAATACCGCCACTAACGCGCCGGCAGAAGATCCGGATATTCCGGCATCAGGATATTACGGTGCGGCATCGAGAACGAATGGAAACCAGGTATCATCAAACCGCCCGACACATTTCAGTTCATGGGCGCGCAGGAGCATTATTCCGGATCGTCTGGCAACCGCTATTCTGAACGCAGCCGGGCGCACCTCAGCCTTCATCAGTGGTAAGGCACCGGAAATCAAACCCTCGCCCGGCGGCAACACGCCATCGGGTCCGTCTGCAGATACGTCCGTTCGCACAATCTCCCTGCTGCCGGCAGCCGGAGAGGCTGCTGCGCAGGGCTGGAGCATTAAGGATGGCGGAATTCAGTTGTC